ATTAGATTTAATACTTTTTATTCTTTATATATATACATTTCATTTTAACGTATCAAACTACAGTTTATAATTAACTGGTGTGATCTGCTTGTCTGCGCACTATATAGTTTTTAATTATGAATGTCTATAGAATTTTTATTGCGATTTCTTTCTTTTTCCTCGCTTCGTCAGCGAGGACACTACGCCAACATGACTATTCTGATACGAATAGCGATTGTGCTCGTGTGCTGGACTCTTTGTTTTATGTATACGAGGCCGAGTGTAATAAGTTTGTTGGTATTCTCCAGCAGGGCCTTGTCCCAAATCGTACACGTCTTGACGATGTTAAACAAGAAATCAGTTCCACTTTTCTTGGTATTAACTGCCTTACGCTCAAGATTGTCCATCATCAACTATTTGAACAGCTTTTGGAAGAAGCTATTTTCATGGAGGAATTATGCGAGATCCCCGATACTCCAAATAGTGCTTTTGTGCGCTATTTTGCTAATTTTACGCAGTTCATACAATCATCGTCTGACAGTGTTACGCGAATGTTTAACTACGTTTGCCTCCGCGTCTCACATAAGTTTTCAGAAATTGGTTTGTACGACTCGTTTGTCTTTGTTGTATCTGCGGTTTTTCCTTATTTCGCTGTGTCTTACTGGGTTTTACATAATCACTCAATGGCTATCCTTACGCCTCTCGCCTCGATCTTGGGGATTGACTTCAGGTGGCTGTGGTTTGCGAACTTTTTCGTTGGCTTGCACATTATTGTACCTTTTGTTCTTACTTTCATTTTAATGATTTTTGTTGCTGTTCGTTACGTCAACAACAGAAAGTTGTTACGTGAATACCAAATTCAATTTGCGCTTGATCACCCTGACCAACCAGTTCCTCTTGCACTACCTAAAAAAGAAAGTTTGCGATCGTTTTCATACACGTTCCTATTCATTTTCAGTTTGGGTTGTTTTTTCGAATTTATGTCATACGTTAATTTTCGTTACGTTTGGCTTAATGTGTTCGGCGTTCTTGCTTTTATTGTCACTGCCTTAGTTACATTTTGGGGTAGGCAATACAGCACCGTCGAGTACAAGGTTGTCACCTGGCGTAATGGTGTTGCTGTGAGTATGTCAAAGCCGTCTCAGATTACCGTTGAGACCGTCTTTCCATACACTTTGTTCAATACTATCAACAAGTTCCGTTTGTGGACGATTGGTATTGATTGGAACAAAGTTGCGTCAAAACTTGTTTATTCTCCCTCCGGCACGTCTCTTGTGCCTGGAGCTGCTGTTGCCTCTGATCCGGCTGTCATCCCTTTGACTGATGCCGGGACTCCGGCTGTTATGACAGGTCCCACAAATGCCACTGTTATCGGTCAAGACGTTACTCTTCCTTTTCCTGTCGGTCCTATGCCTGCAGCCGTTGCTCCACCATTGGATTATTCCAAGATGGCAACCAAAGGTAGAAAAAATGTTAACTTCGCCCCCGCTCTTGCTAAATCGGCTGCTCAAAAGGCAGCTGACGCTTCTCGTGCTAAGGCCATTTCTGACGCTGAGCAAAATCGTCACCCCCAGGCCGTTGATGCCCCTGAAACCTCAATCTTTGACAATGATTTTGTCACTTATGAAGGTAAAGGGAAAAACAAGAAAGGTAGAGGTGCTATGCACCATAATTTGCGTAACAACAACACTCACAAAAGCTTTGTTAAAACTAACAGAGTTTTTTGGATGAGTGATCCCGATATTGAAAGTTCCATTGACTATGTTAAGGAATGGACTGGAAGTGCCTGGCGTTTTGTTGAAAGAGACGATTGGGGAGCTATTGATGGTTACATTCAGTTAATAAAATCTGATGGCTCCAAACAATATGTCTTTTATGACGAGGACTATGAAGAAGATCAACACGCTGAGATTGTTGATGATTTCTTTTCTCGTGTTACCCGCGAGTCATATGATCTTGCCCCCAATCAGCCTGTTCCCAATCTTTTCGTTGTTAAATGTCGTGAAACTGTCTTCACTCCAGAGGAAGTTCTCGCGGCTCGACTTCATGAACTTGAGGTCGAAAATTCCGCCATTCGTGAACATTTTGTCGACTGTCAGAAACGCAACGAAAGAATGTTCGCTGACATTCTCTCTGCTCTTACTAAATCAAAGGAATCCAACGGCAGTGTCAACGCTCTGCCGGTTCAACCAAAACCAGACTTTGAGTCTCCGGTTCTTGCTTTGATGCCACATGGGTGTTATCACCACATGTCTTGCCCGAAAAAGCTTTCCTCGACTCCCAAGTCTTGTTCTGTTGTTTGTTCTGGACCATCGTGTGTTCACGGTGATCAGTGTACATTGGTTGTCACTGAGTCCTTTGAGCAACCCTTGCCCTCAACGCCTAAGGCCGTGGCCGCGCCCACTGCCGAGGCTAAGGCCAAACCTCTCCCGCCCACCCCCAAGGCAAAAAAACCTGCTCCTAAGCCGGTTCGTTCGCTCGACTCTGCTGTTGCAAGTAATCCGCTTGTTGAATTTTCTGAAGATTTACTTGCAAGTGTTGTTGTTATCCTTGGTAATGAGGGTCGTGGGTATGGTATTTATACTGATCGTGGTGTTCTTACACAAAGCCACGTCATTGGTACTGGTGATTTTACTGTGGCCCCCTTTTATGCTCCTGCTATGAAAACCAATTGTAAACAAATCAATGTTAATCGATACAACGGCCATGCCGAAATTGTATTGGTTAATGCTGATGTGAGCAATTGCACTGGTATTGCACTCCAAAGTTTTATGACTCTTAATAAGAGAAATAATGGAGCTGCTGCCTCACATGGCGCAATTGTCTGTCCTTCTGGTTCTGTCAGTGGCAGCATTTCTTACAAGCCTGGTGTCGCTGATGAGCTTCTCATTGTTGGTGGCACAAAGGCTGGAATGTGTGGTTGTCCTTATGTCGTTGGACAAAAAATTGTTGGTTTTCACCTTTTTGGTAACAACAATGGTGTTAACAATGGTGGTCTCGCCGTTACTGAGCCCATCATGAAATGGTTAGGAACTTTCAAAAAAAACTAATTGTGCCCACCGTTCATCCGGTGGGCAACGTGGCGCTCATTGAGCCACGAGGTTTCTCTGAGCTATTCGGGGAAGCTTTTTTGCCCGTTAGCTCAGTTCCCAATCGTCCCTTACCTAAGTCAAAGTATGTTAAGTCAACCTTTGGCTTTGTTAATCCAACGTTCCGTCCCGCAGTTCTTCACAAGGCTGTTTATTTGAAATGGCTATCTAAACTTTCCCGTCCTCGTGGTAAACATCTCACCTCTGAGGAATATTTGCGCTCACTTGAGATTCTCAATATTGAGTTTTCCCCATTTGTTATTGGTGGGATCTCTACAATTGAAGAAGCACTAGGTGACGTCGACTGGGATCGTTCACCTGGGTGGCCCTATGTCAACCAAGGTTGCCAGACAAAAAAACAGGCTTGGGATAAGTTCGAACCTCTTATCCGCAAGCGCGTAGATCTTTTAATTCATGGTCACTATGTGAAGTGTAATTTCATTGGATCGATAAAAGATGAACTACTGCCCTTGGGGAAAAATGCTCGTGTTTTTCTCCCTGCACCTTTTCACCATCAGCTAGCCTGTGCCGTTCTTTTTAAGAAGGCTGCTGATTCCCTAACTGCGACTGTTCATAGTCACTCAAGTGCCATCGGTATAAATATTTTTGGCCGAGGGCTTGAGCGTGCCTTACGAATTCTTGATGATGACGGTCGTCTTCCTTATGCTTACGATGCCGACCAATCTGGATGTGATACCTCATGGAAGAACGCTGAACCCGAGCGCGATTTCATGAAAAATGGTCTCCCATTTGAGTACCACGCTGGTGTTGATATGCTCTTCAACACGGCTATGTGCCCCAGAGTCATCATTGGAGACTCTGTTCTTCAACTTGAAATGAATCCATCAGGATGGTATCTTACAACCGTCGTCAACACTTTGATGACACATCGTGTTGTAGCCTCCGCTTACATGGATCTTTCACCCGTTCCTGTCAATATTCTCGAGATGCGTCAGCATTTACGGCAATTGAATGGTGGTGACGATTTGGCTTACGCCACTGACTCCCCATGGTTCACTATCACAGCCTTGGCTCAAGAGGTTGCCACTCGTGGCATGTACCTCGAGTCTGATGTCGTTACGCCTCGAAGCGCCTTGAAGTTAACATTTTTCTCACACACACTTGTCCCTAGAAAAATTGACTTCAATGGTTCCTATGTTCTCGCTGCTTGTGGTCGCCTCGGAAAAATTGTTTCATCATTTTCTTTTCTCAAAAAGAGTGATGGTGTTATTAATTGGCAACGCAATGCAGCCAGACTTGTAGGGCTTATGGTCAACCTTTGGCCTTATAAGCGCGAATTTGACATTTTGTTCCCCTACTTGTACCATTTGGTACACCATTTTTTTCTGCTTGATGGTCGCAACCTCACTGCAGAATGGACTGGAATATTTATGTCCATTCCAAATGACAAAATGATGCTGAACTTGCGAAATGGTCACACGTTCGAAAGGGGTTTTCTTTTTTCCCCTGACAACTCTGATAGCAGTTTTAGCTCCGTAAAACGTACGTTACAGTCTGCTTTAAAGAGTGACCCAGAATCATTACTCATTAAAACTAATAAAAACAACTTTATGTCTTCTCAAAAGCAAAAAGTGAAACAGGTTAAGATTTTGCCTAAGAAACAACCAAAAATCAAAACACGTCGCCCTACTCCTCGACCGACCAACACCAACATTAGCAATGTCAATGAATCCTCTCACGAGAAACCCATTGAAAAACCCAAGAAAAAAGGGTTTTTTGCAAAGGTTGGAGACTGGATCATGGATCATGGCCTCGAGACCCTTGTTACTTTGGGAAGTGCGTTACTTCTTGAGGATCACATCCGAGCTCAAGTTCTTGAAAAGAATAAGTCACTTGCTGCCCGGGGACTTAAGGATTTACCTGAAGGCACCATACCCGCCGGGACAATTTTGGCTTCTATACCAATCTATCCTAATTTTGCCGATTCACTTACCCCAGGCGCAACAACTCGTCTCTCAAGGAAAGCTTCTACCTTTCTCCAGTACAAGTTCGAGGATTCTCACATCCACTTCACCCCTGCTGCTGGAGCGCTCAACAATGGACAGCTTGGATTCTTTATTGCGAGCGATCCAAGGTATATCATCACTGCACAAGGTGAAGAAGTCACGCGTTTAGTTCATGAGTTCAAAGGTGTTGTGACTCAAATATCTCAAAAAGCTGAATTGCCAGTTCCTCCTAAAAAGGACTGGCTCTTCGTTGAAGATGGCCATGCCAGTGATACCCGTTTCACTCAACAAGGAGTGTTGTGGGTGGTCGCTTATACTGACCTCTTCCTAGGTGATGGTTCTTCGGGATCAACCACTAGTTTTGGTGACTTTTCCATGGATTACAACATTCGTCTTAAGGATGATTCCATAGATGGCGCGCATGTTTCTTCTGTTTCTAATACGCCCATAGCTTTGTACTCAGCCATTTCCGATGGTCAACTTTTCTTTGATCAGCCGTCCAACAGCGTTTTTGGAATGTTTTGTCTTGATAACATTACCACTAACAATGTGTTTGCTCCTTTTGCTGTTCCAGAGATCGTTAATAACATCGGAATTGTTCGTTCCAATGTCTTTGCTCAGAATGCTGCTCCTTGGGCTGCTAATGCCGGCTTGTTTACCATTAACCAAGCTGGATATTATAACTTTAGTTACTCTGGTGACAATAGTTATTTTCAGCCCGCCGCAGCCAATCAGATGGTTTTGATAGACAACACTTTTCGTGTTACCATTACACCTTCTGGTGGTAGTCCCTCCAATATAAACTTGGTCAACTCGAAAGTCAATTTCCACGGCACTAACCCCGTTGTTGAAACTTCGAATTTCAACTTCACTTATCACCTCGGAGTTGGTGACACCATTTACTTTAGCCAGTCTGCTAACATGTATGATGCTAAGACAGGCAATCTTTATGGTGGTGATACTGTTCGCAGTAGCAACAATATTAATTTTACGATTTCTTTGCTCTTGCACACAAGTGGGTCTGTCAACACTGATCTTTTGTTGGCACTTCAAACCATGAACGGATTGAAGCTTAAGGAGACACGCCAGCAATTTCCTAGTGCTGTCAAAGTTCCAACTAAAAACTCCCAGGGTGTAAAAACTAAGAAAAAGGGAGCTGATGACGACGATGAGTGATGCCCATCATCACGGGTTTTTTGACTTTCAGTCTTTTTTACTTAGAAAAAATTCACTTTCGGGTTTTTAGCGTGAGCTTTCCCGGAAAAGTGTGGTCAAAAACATGATCATGATACCTGCTGTAACTAATAACTATGTAAAATATGGTTAGGGACCGCAAATAAGAAGGCGCATGAAATTGTCCCTCTCAATATTTTAGGTACTGAATTTGTCTGTTTAATGCTAACTATTGTTATTGTTTTTCATCCACG